TCCTCGCACGCGCACGCACGCGAGGTGGGAGAAGTTTAGCAGAGCAGACGCTGGAAATTGCAGACTCTGCCACGCCTCAAGAGGCGCAAGTGGCCAAGCTGAGAGTGGACACAAGGCGCTGGCTGGCCTCTAAGCAAGCGCCAGATGAGTATGGTGACAAGCAGCAGCCACTGGTCAACATCGACCTTGGAAGCATGGCCCTTGATGCACTGCGCAAGCGAACTGTCGTGTCAGTAGACACTTTGACAGATATGAATACCAAATGATTCAGTCACTTTATACAACGACCATTATGTTAAGTGGATAAGTCGTTATCCACAGAATTAAGTGCATCAAAGTATTACATGACCAGTTATGCACAGGAATCTGTGGATAAAGTTGGCCAAAATCTGGGGACAAGTCGGTGGTGGCCAGCTGGCGGTCGGTGGCCGTGACCCCCCCGTGGCCGCTTTGGCGGGGGCGACTGTGGCGGCACTAAACACCTACAAAAAAAAATTTTAAAAAAATAAAAAACAAACTTAACAAACAAGTCAAATTGTGCAAAAATGTCAACTCCACAAACAACGGAGTAAACGAATGAAATCTAAGTTAGCGACAGTGATACTGAAAGGCCAAGAGTGGATCGTCATCGACACTGATGAGCAAAAAGACGGGAAGGTCTTCTGCACCTTAATGAGTCCAGATGGCACAACTGTTTTACACGCATGGGTCAATGTCAACGATATAGTGGGAATAATATGAATACACAAATGCTTATTAAGGTACGCCAGTTATTCAATGTGGATTATGTGCCGCGTAGTACAAACAGACATAATCAATTGCAATATGTCAAGGCATTAAGAATATTGGGTGATAAATGGTTAATCCATAAAAATAATGAAGTGCAGAAAATACAGTGAAAAGTAACTTTGTAAATAACCCAGTCAGGTTGAATGGGAATGTGCATGGCCACAAATTACAGATTTGTAATAAGTGCGCCATGAAAAAGCCACCAGAGGGTGGGGTGGAAATGAGTGCGACCAGGTGGTTGTGTGCATCATGCTGGACCGATAGGATCACGGGTCGGAACTTAAAACAAGTGAGGGGTTTGTGAAAGAAAATGTCTTTGCCCAGTGGGTGGACCGATATCAGCCTGACCCCGTCTTGTTTGTGCAGGAGGTTTTGGGGGTTGACCCTGACCCTTGGCAGATTGAGTTTTTGAAGGCTATTGCGCGGGGTGATCGAAAGATATCGGTCCGGTCTGGCCACGGGGTGGGCAAATCTACGGCAAGCAGCTGGGCCATGCTCTGGTACTTTATGACGCGGTCTCCAGTCAAGGTGGTGGTGACAGCACCGACAAGCTCTCAGCTTTATGACGCGATGTTTGCCGAGCTAAAGCGCTGGATCAATGCGATGCCTTTGCCTTTGCAGCAGTTACTCACTGTCAAGCAAGAGAGGATTGAATTCAATGCTGCACCGACTGAGATGTTTATTTCGGCCAGGACATCAAGAGCAGAGCAGCCAGAGGCTTTGCAGGGGATTCACTCGGAGAATGTCATGCTGGTGGCCGATGAGGCTTCTGGTGTGCCGGAGCAAGTGTTCGAGGCCGCGGCTGGCTCGATGTCTGGCCACAATGCGGTGACGCTGCTTTTGGGAAATCCGGTGAGGTCTAGTGGGTTTTTCTACGACACCCACACGCGCCTGGCTGATGAGTGGACCACGTTTCAAGTGGCCTGTACTGATTCGCCAAGGGTATCAAACGAGTATGTCCAAGAGATGGCCATGCGCTATGGCGAGGAAAGTAACGTTTACCGGATCAGGGTGATTGGTGAATTCCCCAAAGGGGATGATGACACTGTCATTGCCATGGACTTGCTGGAAAGCGCTTTGAATCGGGATGTCGCGCCAAGTGACTATGCGCCCATGATCTGGGGCTTGGATGTGGCGCGGTTTGGTAGTGACAGATCAGCTCTGTGCAAGCGCCAGGGCAATGCGGTGACTGAGGCGATCAGGACATGGAAAAATCTGGACCTGATGCAATTGACTGGTGCGGTGGTGGCCGAGTACCAGGCGCTGCCACCGAGCCAGCAGCCAAAGGAAATACTGGTCGACTCGATTGGATTAGGTGCTGGCGTGGTGGACAGGCTGCGGGAGCTGGGCCTGCCAGCGCGTGGGATCAATGTGAGTGAATCACCCGCGATGGGCGGGACTTACAGAAATCTGAAAGCAGAGCTGTGGTATCGGGCCAGAGCCTGGCTTGAGGCACGGGACTGCAAGATGCCAAAGGATGATGTCTTGATTGCAGAGCTGGCCACAGTGCGGTACTCATTCACCAGCAACGGCAAGATCGCCATCGAGGGGAAAGATGAGATCAAGAGACGCGGCCTGCCAAGCCCTGACAAGGCCGATGCCTTTGTCCTGACATTTGCGTCTGACGCAATCATGGGGATGTACGGGTCTGGCGGGAGCAATAAGTGGTCGCAACCCCTGCGCAGAAACCTTGTGCGGGTTGCATAATTCGGGTATTGACAAACCAATGGGGGAAACCTATGAAGGCAATGAGTAAAGCGCAAAAGAAGGTTGGCAAAGTGATGGGTGAGTACAAAGCTGGCAAGCTCCACAGCGGTGGAACTGGCAAAATTGTTAAGAATCCTAAACAGGCCATTGCCATTGCAATGTCTGAGGCAAAGCTGCCAATGCGCGGTCAGCGCACGGCCACAAACAAGGCGAAAAAATAATGGCTACTATGCAGCGCACCATGAGCCAGGTCATGGACAAGGACATGGAAGAGGATGTGGGCGCAGGCGAGAACTGCCCAATGCCCACGCAACTTATTACCCTCAATCTGAAAAACCGCGCCAAGGCAATTACCAGCGCGGCCTATGGTCCTGAGAATCCCAAGCTGCCAAACGAGGCTTTTTGGCGCAAGAAGGCTGACCAGTGGGATGTGAGCATGGAAGATGCAAAGCAGAGCCTATGCGGTAACTGCGCGGCATTCAATGTGTCCGACAAAATCAAAGAGTGCATTGCGCTAGGCATTGGCATGGAAGCAGACCCATGGGGAACAATCAAGTTGGCCGATCTGGGTTACTGCGAAATCTTTGATTTCAAGTGCGCGGCAAGCAGAACTTGCGATGCATGGGTGGTCGGTGGTCCGAACACGGGTGAGCAAGAAGGCGAAGAATCTGAAGACTATGAAGAGGATGAAGAATCATGAAACAAGGTTTGTATTCCAACATTGCAGCCAAGAGAGAGCGTATCAAGTCTGGCTCTGGTGAAAAGATGCGCAAGCCTGGCGCTAAAGGCGCTCCATCAGCTGCTGACTTCAAGGCCGCGGCCAAGACTGCAAAGAAGCCAAAGAAATGAAGACCCCAGCCTGGCAGCGCAAAGAGGGCAAAAGCCCGACTGGCGGTTTAAATGCCAAAGGTCGGGCCAGCGCCAAGGCCGAGGGCATGAACTTGAAAGCGCCAGTCAAATCAGGCGACAATCCAAGGCGCGCATCATTCTTGGCGCGAATGGGAAATATGCCTGGGCCTGAGTACAAAGGTGGCGAGCCGACCAGGCTGCTGCTGAGTCTGAAGGCATGGGGCGCAAGCTCCAAGACCGATGCAAAGGCCAAAGCCAAAGCGATATCTGCAAGGAACAAAAAATGAACGAATTAGAAATTAGCACCGACATTGCAGCCACCGAGCCAATGGATGATGCAGAGCTGCAAGCGATCATCACGCAAGACCTGACCGATGCGGTGAGCTATGTGGACAGCGACTTATCGCCCACACGCGCCAAGGGGACTGAATACTATCGCGGTGATTTATTCGGCAATGAGGTCGATGGCAATAGCAAGGTGGTGGCCATGGAAGTGCGGGACACTGTCTCGGCCATGCTGCCCAGCCTGATGCGCGTTTTCTTTAATTCTGAGAATGTGGTGGAATTTGCACCCCGTGGACCAGAAGATGTGAAGATGGCCCAGCAGGCGACAGACTATGCAAACTATGTTTTCCAGAATGACAACAACGGGTTTTTGACCAGTTATGCCATTTTCAAAGATGCACTGGTGCGTAAATGCGGCATTGCCAAATTCTGGTGGGAAGACGAAGAGAAGGTCCGAATTGAGGAATATACGGGCTTAGATGACCAGACCTTAGAAATGCTGATGCAAGAGCCTGGTGGCGAAGTCAAGATCATTACGTCTTACCCAGACCCTGCCATTGATGAAGCGCAGCTCACAACTGTCGACCCTATGACTGGTCAGCCCGTAGTAATGCCTGCACCAATGATCCATGATGTGCAGATCAAGCGTATCACAAAGGATGGCCGGATCAGAATAATGGCCGTGCCACCAGAGGAATTATTGCTGGACAGACGCGCCAGATCGTTTGACGATTCGACCATCATTGCCCACAGGCAGATGGCCACAATGGCTGATTTGTTGGCCATGGGTTATGACCAGGATGAAATTGAAGAGAATCTGTCATCGACCGACTTGGACAGCAATGATGAGTATTTAGCCCGTCAGCCACTAAGCACAACATTTGGCACAAATGACGCTGCCAATCCAATGATGCGCAGAGTGCTTTACATCGAGGCTTATTCCCGCGTTGACTTTGATGGCGATGGCATTGCAGAGCTGCGCAAGGTCTGCTGCATGGGTGGTGGCTATAAGGTGGTGCGTAATCTGCCAGCAAGCTACATTCCCTTTGCTGACTTTCCCTGCGACCCAGAGCCACACACAAGCCCACTTGAGGCGATGTCGATTTTTGACATTACCCGCGACTTGCAAGAAATCAAGTCTGAAATACTCCGAAACACATTAGACAGTCTGGCCCAGTCAATCCACCCACGCACAGCGGTGGTCGAAGGCCAAGTCAACATCGATGATGTCTTGAACAATGAGACTGGCGCAATTATTCGCATGAGAGCGCCTGGCATGGTCCAGCCATTGACGACTCCATTTGTGGGTCAGGCCGCATTCCCGATGATGGAATACATGGATCAGATCAAAGAAGATCGCACGGGCATGAGCAAGGCGGCCATGGGTCTGAATGCTGATGCATTGCAGTCAAGCACCAAAGCAGCTGTCAACGCAACGATCAATGCCAGCCAAGGCCGCATTGAGCTGACAGCTCGCATTCTGGCTGAAGGCATGAAAAAGCTATTCAAGGGCATTTTGTTCTTGGCCACAACGCACCAGGACAAAGCGCGCATGGTCAGAATGCGCAATGAGTGGGTGCAGATCGATCCAAGATTCTGGGACACCGGCATGGATGCGAACATCAATATTGCCCTGGGCAATGGCGATACAAATGAAAAGCTCCAAGCACTGATGATGATCATGTCCAAGCAAGAGCAAATTTTGCAGCAGCTTGGCCCGACCAATCCATTGGTCACGCCCCAGCAGTTTAGTAATACCCTGCGAAAAATCGTAGAGTTATCTGGCTTCAAAGACTCAACCAGCTTTTTTCAGAATATCCCTGCCGACTATGTGCCACCCACGCCACCACAAAAGCCAAGCCCCGAAGAGGTGCTGGCCCAGGTGCAGGCCGAGTCAATCAAGGCCGATATTCAAAAGAAAGCGGCAGAGCTTGAGCTAAAGCGCCAGCAGATGATGATGGATGACGATCTGACCCGCGACAAAATGGCTCAAGATTTGTATCTCAAAAAGTATGAAATTGAGTTAAAGTACAAATCACAGATCAGCACAGCGGAAATTGACGCTGCGCAGAATATTGATCGTGAAGCAATGCGTCAGCAGGCATTGTTGGCCCAGCAGCAGGCGGCACAGTTTGTGTCCCAGCCGCAGCCACCAGCGCCTGAGATGATGCCCCCATCAACCTTTCAAGGAATGGCACAGTAAGTGACAAACGAAGACCTAGTAAACAAAGGCCGAAAGGCCAAGCAGCTGCTGGAGGATGAAACCCTCAATGCAGCAATTGCGAAATTGGAAGGCGACCAACTTTGGGCATTTAAGTCATCTAAACCCGAAGAGTCTGCGAGGCGCGAAACCGCATGGTGTATGTTGCAGGCCATTGATGGCCTAAGACAAGAGTTGGTCAAAGT